GCTCTCTGAGCTGCTTTATATCAATCATTTGTAATTCCTATAAAAAATAAACATAATGATTGTAAAGGAGAATCTGTTAATGACAAAACTAGACCCTAAAAAAATATACGAACAAGCCAAGAAAAACATAAGTGGCAAGATTTATGACGAGAAAAAACATTGTTTGATGGTATTAGAAATCATTGGTAATGGTGGAAGTGTTGCAGAGTTTTGTGTTGAAGCTCTGATATCCGATTCAACATATTACCACTGGCGCAGACAGTACCCAATATTTGATGAGTGCTCACGGATTGCCGTTAACTTTGCGCAAATGCTATGGGAGCGTGAAGGCGAATCCAATGCTGATAATCCCGATTTCAACTGGCGTTTCTGGGAAGGTATTGGTACATCCAGATTTTTCTACAACAAACAAGGCCGTGTACGAATCAATCTTGATGAAGAAGCAGATCCACATGTTCAGTATCAGCAACTAATTAAGCAGGCCAAAGAAGGTGATTTGTCTGCATCCGAAATTAAACAATTGATGGAATCTGTAAACATTGGGATTAGAGCATTCGAGAGCTTTAAACTTCAAGAACAAGTTGATAAGATGCAACAAGACTTAAAAAAAATGAACTTAGAAAATGGCAACAATATTATCCCAATTAAAGGCACTGCAGAAACAAATCAAAATACCGCACCGGATACTGTTTGTTGACCGGGAAATAAAGCCAGAAGAGTTTATGGAAAAAGTAATCTATGTGCATATTTGGATATAGGAGATAAAAATGAGTTGGTTATCTAAAGGATTAAAAAAAATTGAAAGCGCGATTGCAGATGTTATTCCTCACCAATCTGCAGCCGAACGCAGAGCAAAAGCTGATGCAGTAAACACCTACTATCAGCAAAAACAATCTGCATTAGAGGAACAAGGTAAAATATCAGCACAAAGAGATATCGAGCAAAGACGCTTACAAGAAAAACAAATCAGAAGCATGAGAAGAAGATACCGTTCTGCTGGATTTATGGAACCAATGAGCGATATTGGTGCTCAAGAAAAATTAGGATAAAACATGTCGCAAACTTTACTAGACCAATTTAAACAGCGTTATAATCGTGCAATGCAGATAAGCTATTTGTGGGCTAGTTTGCATGAGGCGTGTTATTTCTATGCTATACCAAACCGAAATCGATTTTGGCGACCCAAAGAACAACAAGGTGAAGCTAAAGGAACTCGTGTTTACGATACTACGGCTATTGAAGCCACCAAGACTTTCGTTAGCAAGCTTCATACAGCTATGACTCCACCACAGACCCAATGGGGCTTTCTAACGATTGACCCAGAGTTTGATGAGGATGATGCAGGAATTAGTCGTGATGACGCTCAGAGACTGCTTAACGATTACATGCGCAAGTTATTTGAATATATTCATGATTCAAACTTTGATGTCATCATTAACGAATGTTATTTTGACTTAGCTGTAGGGACTTCGTGTTTGGTAATTAACCAATACACCGATATGCAGCCACTTCTATTCACCTCAATCCCGATGGACAAACTTGCTATCGAAGAAGCAATGACCGGAAAAATTGAATCATGGTATAGAAACTGGGAAGACGTTAAGGCTAATGAGATAACTACCAGATGGCCAAAAGCAGCGTTGCCGGATTCGGTTAAACGAGACATTAAAAACAATCCTGACACTATAATCAAAATGATTTATGAGGGGGTAATGTATAACCCTCAGCGCGAGAAAAAATATCAATACGTTGTGTGTTCAGATAACCATATTTTTTATGTGGAAGACTTTGAAGTAAATCCCGGTATTGTCTGGCGTTTCCAAAAAACTAATAATGATACATATGGTCGAGGTCCAGTAATGGATGCATTGCCATCTATTATTAGTTTGAATGAATTAGCACGTATTGAATTAGCTGCTGCAAACTTAAATACGTTTAAGCCTTATATGGCATTTAATGATGCTACATTCAATCCAAATACATTTAAGTTACAACCAATGACGATTATCCCAATTGCCCCACTAGGGAGTTCCGGACAACCACCATTGATTCCATTGCCTGATACATCTAATCCTCAGTTTAGCCAACTGACAATCCAAGATTTGAGAATGCAGATAAGAAGTCTAATGTTTGCAGATTCTTTAATTCCAACTGACACCAAGCAACCTGTAAGCGCAACACAGATTATGATACAGAATCAAACCTTGGCAGAACGTATCGGGCCTTTGTTTAGTCGATTGCAACAAGAATTTTTATGGCCAGTAATCGAAAGATGCTCATACATACTTGATAAAATGGGATTATTACCTTATCCTCAGATTGATAGAAAAATGATATCATTTGTATATCGTTCGCCATTAGCACTAGCTAAAGGGCAAGAGCAAATTGCTAGGTTTACTCAATACTTCCAGTTAATACAAGGTATTAGTGGCCCGGAAGCTGCTCAAGCGTTTATTAATCCAATGGAATATCCATACTTGTTAGCTGACTTAATGCAAATTGATAATCGGTTGTTAAATGACCCAGCACAAGTTGCTCAAGTCTTTCAGGCTCAACAAGATAAGATGAACGAACAACAAGAGATGATGATGCAACAACAAGGTGGACAACCACCACAAATACCACAGGTGTAAAATGAGCAACCCTTACATTGAGCCACAAAACTATTATGAAAACTATGAGTCAACACAATCCGGACAACAAGATATTGCCTTAGATGAGTTGTGCTGGCACGTATTTAATATCAACGAAGATGGCAAAAAGCTTTTAGAAATCATGAAAAACAGATTTCTAATTATGCCTACTCCGGGACCAGTCAATGAGAACTATCCTCACATGTGTGTGTTTTATGAAGGATTTCGTGAAGCATTCAGGCAAATCATTGCAAGTGTTGATGGCTATCAGCGCAAGAAAGACCATGAAGCTAAACAGGCAGGTATTGCATGACATTTGATACGATATCAGCAACAGTAGAAGATATGGCTATTCAAGATTCGCGAATTTCGAATACGCCAGAACCAGCATGGTGGTTAGATGACAATACACCGGGTGTTGGTGAGAGACCAGATTGGTTGCCAACTCAATTCAAGAAGGCATCTGATGTGGCAAAATCATACGCTGAGTTACAGAAACGTTTTGGCGAAGCACCAAGCGAATACTCATGGGAAGCAGGAAAAGGATGGGTTGAACCAGACTATGAGCCTTTTCAAGAACTAGCACAGTACGCTAAATCAAAACGTGTGCCACAGGATGTCATGGATAAGATGCTTTCAAGTGTTGGCAAATATCTTGATGAGTTTGGTGTTGACTATGAGGCTGAAAAAGCTGCACTGGGAGATGACGCTGACCAACGTCTGGATGTCCTAAACAACTGGGCTAAAAGCAATTTATCTGAAAATGCTTTTTTTGCATTAACAAGCAACCTAAGAACTGCTGATTCAGTGATGGCACTAGAGGAGTTAAGATCTAAAATGCTAGGACAAAACACAATGATACCCGGAAACCAGCAATCACAATCTGATGGCGCATTGACGCTAGACGACTTGCAAGCCGAGTTAACAAATAACATTCAAAAATATAAATCAGACCCACGCTATCGAAGAGAAATCACAGAAAAGATTGAAAGATTGCAAAATAACAAATAACTGATTAAACTAATTACAAGTGTCCAGTTTGGCTGGTAAGTTGGATAACTTGTAATTTTAGGCCCTTCCAAGGATAACCAGACAATCACAAGCCCAATTTAAAACGAGTTTATTTTATTTTTAACTTTTTTTAAGGGGCATAAAATGTCTATATCTTTAACTAATGTGCAACAGATTGAGTTCGATGCACTCGTAAAAGCTGAATACCGTTCGCAAGGTTTCTTACTCCGTGATTCTGTCCGCATGAAATATGACGTAATCGGTGCGCAAGTAGAATTCCGTAAAGTAAACCAAGTTATCTCTGTACCAACTGCCTATTTAGCAGCTGTTACTATTCAAGATCCCGGTTACAACAAAGTGTTATGTACATTACAAAAGTTCACTACTCCAACCGCAGTGGACGAAGTACAAGAACTCACTGTTAACTTTGACGCTAAAATGGAAAACGCCATGTTAGTTGCTCAAGCAATGGGTAGACGTTCTGACCAAATTACCATCGATGCTTTAACTGCTGACGTTGGCGACACCATTCCAGATGGCGGCACTAACTTCAACTACGAAAAGTTCACCCAATGTTTAGAGTTCTTTGACAACAACGCTGTTCCACTAGCTGAACGCTTTGTTGCAATGTCTGCTAACAACTTTAAATCATTGATGCAAGATGACCAATTCGTTTCTACTTTCTACACCAAAAATGACGTAATTGACCGTGCACGCATTCGTGAATACTTAGGTTTCAACGTAGTCGTTATTCCACAAATGACAGAAGGTGGCTTGCAAAAAGTTGGTAACATCCGTACCGCATTAGCATGGCACAAAATGTCTACTGGCATGGGTATCGGCATGAACTTCCGTACTGAAATTAACTACATTCCTCAGAACACTTCTTACTTAGTAAACGGTGTATTCTCTGCCGGAGCCGTAGTAATTGATAACAGAGGTACGTTAGCAATTGAATGCGATGAAACCGTATAATAAGGGGAAATAAAATGGCTTATAATGACCAACGTTTTACAAGATCAACTTTAGCGTTTAACTCTGGGCAAGTCGTATTGGATGGACCAACAGATACTAACGGACCAGCAATTTTCAGTTATGCATCAGCTACTGATAATATTGCAACAGTAACCGCTGCTAACTATTTTGCACCAGCAGTATATGACTTAGCAATTGGTGATATTATTATCATTGAAGCAAGTGACAGTAACGGCATGTATGTTGTTGATGCTGTTAACCGTACAGCCGGTACAATTACTATCGTTAGTTTTGGACCAGTTGGCACAGTTGGAACAGCTAATCTACAAAACGGCGCAGTAACTGCTATTAAACTTGCTAGTGATGCTGTTGAAACTGCTAAAATCTTAAATGCTAACGTAACCTTAGCAAAATTGGCCTCCGGTATTGCCCCAAGCCATGTTGTTAAGTACGCAGCACAAGTAACAACTGTGGGCGGTAGTGCTACAGAAGCGTTTACCGTAACCGGTGTTGCAGCAACTGACTTAGTATTTGTACAAGTTAAAAATGATGGTACAAACAATCGTACAGTATTATCAGCAGCAGCTACACTAAATACCATTACTGTAATTTTCTCTGGCGACCCCGGAGCGGATTTAGTACTGTATTATCAAGTTTTAAGAGCAGCTGTTTAAAATTTAAGGAGCACAGGAGTATGATTACCAAAACATCCATAATTTCAAATGCGGTGACACAGTTGGGGCATGCTCCTGTTGTTTCCTTGATTAACCAAGACGAGCTTGTGGTTGCTGCTGAACAAGCTTTTGATATGCTATTACCTAGCAAATTAGCAGAGGGCAACTGGAGATTTGCAACAAAGATTGAGCAATTGTCTCAATTAGTTGAGGTCGTTCCACCACCCTATAGAACTGTATTTCAGTTACCAAGTGGATGGCTAAAAGTATTAAAAGTCTATCCAAATACTTACGATTGGAATATTTTTAATAACGATAGAATATATACCTATTTTGAAGGCCCATGGTTCATGGAGTATGTCTATCAACCA